GCGGCAGACTGCTGAGTACGCCAAGCAGGGTGCGTCATTAGAACAGCAGGCGCTAGCTGCCAGAGAACAGTTCCAGAAGCAACAACTCCAGTACCAAGAGAACAAGCTGGAGATGGAGAAAAAGGCCAAGGAAGTGCAGGAAGCTGCTGACGAAGAGCGTCGCAAGGCTGCAGCATCTGAGGCATCTGCACTGAAGGCTCGCACCCGTGGTGGCCGCAGAGCGCTGCTGTCGCAGGAGCGTCTAACGCCAGAGCTGGGCATCACATCGGCTGAGTTTTCACCAGGGATGAGGTTGCAATAATGGCAGAGACACTCTATCAAAAGCGCACGAAGGTGCGCAGGATGTCAGACATTGAACGTCTTGCGCAGCAGTATTCAAAAAATATTGAGTCGATGACCGGCCAATATCAGCAGAGCTTTGCTGACTACCAGAAGATGGTTGCCGAGAGGATGGCACCGTATGAATCCGAGGTGAAACGGTATCAGACCGAACTGATGCCAGCATTTGAGTCTCAAAAATCTCAATACCAAAGCAAATTAGATGCTTATAACGTCACTCTGGCCGAGATTGCGAAAAATCCTTTAATAGCAAAAACAGGTACAAGAACAACGTACAAGCCGTGGTTAGAACCAACGACGGGCGTTATTACTTATTACCCAGCACAAGAGTCATACACCTATTACGAAAAAAAACCAATTCCAAAATTTACAGAAACAGCACCTAAAGCGCCATCTGCACCAGTTAGGCCAGCCATTGCAGAGTTTGACACTTCACAATTTGCTGCCAAAAAAGCAGAAACAGAATCTGCTTTTAAGCGCGAAGTAGGTGAGCGCAAGGCCGCACGCTTGGGCGCTGTTAGCCGACGCGCAACCCGACCAATGCTACAGGAGACTTGACCATGCCAGGACATTACGACAAAGAAGACAAGATGAAGAGCAAGGTTTCCAAAGTCATGCGCGAATACAAGGCTGGCAAACTGAAATCTTCCAGCGGTGACAAGGTCAAGTCGCGTGATCAGGCTGTTGCGATTGCCATGTCCGAGGCCGGTATGGCCAAGAAAGGAAAGTGATGAAAGAGGTATGGGATAAGCCAAGGCCAAAGGGTCTAGGCAAGCCACAGAAGTTATCCGAGTCTGAGAAGCGCAGCGCGATGCGTCGAGCTCAGAAGGCAGGCCGACCCTATCCCAACCTGATCGATAACATGATCGCAGCGAAAGGCAGCAAATGAAGATCGAAATCTCTATTGAAAAAGAATACGAAGACAAAGAGGGTATGGTCGAGCTGTCGAAGCTGCCACCGGCTTTGCGCAAAAAGATTGCGCAGTACATGTCCACCAAGAAGCCAGAGAAGCCAATGCGCGGCCTGAAGGACATGATGGACGAAGCAGAGCTCGAAGAGGAAGACTAAATGCCACAGCTGCGCGACCCTGAAGGTGGGCTGACCGAAGCTGGCAGGCGAAAGTTTGAGCGCTCCGGTGAGAGCAAGAATCTGCAACCTGGGGTCAAAGAATCTTCACCATCGGGCGAACGCGCACGGCGCAAAGGATCTTTTCTGACTCGGTTCTATACCAACCCAAGTGGGCCGCTGGTTGATGATGACGGTGATCCGACCAGGCTGGCACTAGCAGCAAATGCTTGGGGCGAGTCGGTGCCGCGCACAGCGGGTGCAGCAGCAAGGCTGGCAGCAAAGGGTCGCAACCTGCTGGAAAAGTACAAGCTAAACAAGGACGAATAATCATGGCATACAAAGAACCACTCGGCGGGATGCGGCTAAAACCCGAAGAGATCATCAAGCGGCAGGCTGCAGCTCAGACCAAAAAGGATGAGTTTCAGCAGCTGTACCAGGATGCCTACGAGTTTGCCTTGCCACAGCGACAGCTCTATGGCGTTTGGGAAGGTGGCGCGACCGGCAGCAAGAAGATGGCGCGGGTGTTTGACTCGACTGCTATCAACTCGACCCAGCGCTTTGCCAACCGGCTGCAGTCTGTAGTGTTCCCACCGCAACGCAAGTGGTGCAGGCTGGAACCTGGCCCGTCGATCCCGACAGAGCGCCGCCAGCAGCTGCAGGCAGTGCTGGATGTCTACAGCGACCAGATGTTTGCTGTACTGAAGCAATCCAACTTTGACATTGCTATCGGTGAATTCCTGCTGGATCTGGCAGTTGGCACGGCGTGCATGATGGTGCAGCCGGGTGACGATGTTGCGCCGATCAACTTTGTTCCTGTGCCACTGTTCCTGGTCAGCTACGAGGAAGGCGCAAACGGTCAAGTAGATAACGTCTACCGCCGGATGCGCATGAAGGCTGAGTCGATCCAGCGCCAGTGGCCAGACGCGAAGATACCTGACACGCTGCAGCGCTTGATTGAGCAAAAGCCTACCGACGATGTCGAGCTGCTGGAAGCGACAATCTTTGATGCCAAGCGCGGCGACTACTGCTACCACGTTATCTGGAAAGAAGGCAAAGACGAGCTGGTATATCGCCGTCGCAAGACTTCGCCTTGGGTGATCTCGCGGTATATGAAGGTCGCAGGCGAAATCTATGGCCGTGGCCCGTTGATGACTGCGCTGCCAGACATCAAGACGCTGAACAAAACCAAGGAGCTGCTGCTAAAGAATGCCTCACTGGCGGTGGCTGGTGTGTACACAGCGGCAGACGATGGCGTGCTAAACCCGAACACGGTCAAGCTGGTGCCTGGTGCGATTATTCCTGTGGCTCGCAATGGTGGCCCACAAGGCCCAGCACTGCAGGCGCTGCCCCGCTCGGGTGACTTCAATGTCAGCCAGCTGGTGATCAACGACCTGGTGGCCAACATCAAGCGCATTCTGCTGGATGAATCGCTGCCGCCAGACAACATGTCGGCACGGTCGGCCACCGAGATTGTCGAGCGTATGAAAGAGCTCGCGCAGAATCTAGGTTCGGCATTTGGTCGCCTGATCAACGAGACAATGATCCCGCTGGTGGCCAAGATCCTCGAGGTGATGGACGAGCGCGGCCTGATCGACATGCCTCTGCGCATCAACGGCCTCGAGGCCAAGGTTGTGCCGGTGGCACCGCTGGCGATGGCGCAAAACATGGAAGAGGTCAACGCCATCATCCAGTACACTCAGCTGATGCAAGGCTTTGGCACCGATGGCGCACTGGCAATCAAGACCGATGCCGTGGTCGATTACATTGGCGACAAGCTAGGCGTGCCAGCGTCTGTGCGCAATACGGCAGCAGAGCGTGCGGTACTGATGGAAACCATGCAACAGCAACAGCAAGAGGCTGCAATGGCGCAGGCAATGGCCATGCAGGCACAAGCTGGGGCGATGCCTGAAGGGGCAATGTAATGGATTATGGAATGCGGCCAGACAAAACGGCCAAGGGCTCCGGCTACTTTGGCGAGATCAAGCGGCCAGACGGTAACGTCATGACCGAGATCAGCGTGGGCGTTGGTCTTAATGGCAAAGAAACACTAATTCCATTGGTGGTGCCGACGCTCAACAAGTCTGAGCTCAACTACCTGATGAGATCAGATCCGCAATCTCAAATGTTTATGGAAAAGATGCCGCGCTCGATTATGGACAAGGCGGTCGATCATGCGGTGATGCGCATGAAGGAAGGCAAGTCGCCATTCGCGGATGCTAATGAAAAACCAATGCAAATACCCAAATGAGCTGGGATGAACTCGACGCAATAACAGCTGACATACGGCCAGCAGAACAACAGCGGGAAGACTTAGCCAGGCTTTGCCTGCGAGTGTTTGCCACCGAGGACGGCCAGAAGCTGCTGGCTTGGCTGCGTCAAATGTATGTGGATGTGCCTGTTGCCGTGCCAGGCACCGACCCATCGCACGCATTCTTTGCTGAAGGGCAGAGGACTGTCGTGCGAGAACTCATAGCACGGATTCATCAAGCGAGGAATTTATGACAGACACAACATCTGTCGAGCCCGGTCAATCCGGCCTACTCGACAGCGTTACAGTCGATGACCCCAACACCCCGGCGCAAGCCACCCAGGCAGTCGATATTGATCACCGGCCACCTGACCCCACCAAAGCACCAGCAGAAGATCCGCTGGAGCGGCCAGACTACTGGCCTGAAAACTTCTGGAACAAAGACAGCAACGAACCCGACCTGGAAGGTATTGCCAAGTCATGGCGCGACCTGAGAGCCAAGATCAGCAAGGGCGCTCACAACGCACCAGCTGATGGCAAGTACGACCTTACCTCTTTTGGCGGCGAGGACTCTGCTGATAACCCGATAGCAACAACACTTGCTGGCTGGGCGAAAGAGAACGGACTATCCCAAGCGCAGTTTGATGATCTAGCAACATCGTTGCGCAGTCAGGCGCAGGAGATGATGGCTGGCGAGATGGTTGACCCTGCCGAGGAAATGAAGAAGCTCGGCCCTAATGGCGGTGCCGTGGTCAACGGCATGGTCGATTGGGCTCGCGGCCTGGTCAACAAGGGCGTTTGGGGTAAGGACGATTTCGAGGAATTCAAAATCATGGGCGGCACAGCTCGCGGTTTGAATGCCTTGATGAAAATCCGCGAAGCCTATGAAGGACGCATCCCGATTGAGTCAGCGCCGCTTGAGGGTACGCCCAGCAAAGATGAACTTTATGCAATGGTGGCC